TGGGTCGTTCAAAGCGATTGATTTGCAAGGGGGGTCTGTCGCATCTGCTGGTACTAGCGAACTGCGGTTGTACACAAACGCGTATTACAACGGCACTTCAACGCTGTATCGCAATACCGCCGCCGCAACGCTGTATCAAGGTAATGGCGGTCAGCACCTGTGGTACACCGCCCCTTCCGGCACGGCGGGCAACGCCATCACGTTCACAAACGTGATGACGCTGACAAGCACAAGCTTGTCGTTGACCGGCAACTTGCTGGCTGGCACTGACGCCACCTACGACATCGGCGCGAGTGGCGCAACGCGTTTCCGCGATTTCTACCTGAGCCGCAACGCGAC